GGAAAATCCTTGGTTAGGCCGCCTGGCCTTGGTTTTGCTGGCCGCGCGGCAGCAGATAACCGGTCGCCTGTTGCAGCACCCCGGAGTCGGTCAGACGGCGCGGATCGGTTTCCAGCGCCAGGCCCAGCTCGTCGATTATCGTGTTCATCGCCGCGATCTGACGCACGTGCTCTTCGGCGTTGATGCCCCGCTCAGCCAAGGACTTGGCCAGCAGCTTGAGCCCCGAACGAATCTCCACGACCTCCGCCATCAGATCCTTGATCGGGTCGGCCTGGCGACGGACCGGCAAGGCCCAAGTCTGGCGAACCTGCAGGAACCGCTTGTCGCCCGTTCTCAGCGCCTGGAGGCGGCGACGGCGGCGCACCGCCGGCAGGCAGGCTTGCGGGATGATTGTATTCTGCTGGTCATCATCCAGCAGACCCCATTGCCCCAAGAACGAGGCGCGCAGTCCGGAATAGTTGGCCTGCGACACGTCGCCGGTCATCACATGATAGGGCACCATGCCCGCCGATACAGCGCCCAGCTGCTGGCGAATGAACTCGACCCCGCCCGACGACGGCGCGGGCGTGAACCCCGTGGCCTCGCCACCCTCGCCCAGGTCCAGGATCATGCCCGGCCGCACCGTCTGCTGGTCCGGCCCGCGCGCGTCCGTATTGCGCTCGGTCTGTCCAGACAGCGGCGATCGCGCCTGACCTTCCTTGCGCTTCAAAATCAGGGCGACACAGGCCGCCACCTTTTCCTGCAGGCGCTTGGCGTCCTCGACGTCGGCGATGTCGCGCAGCGTCAGGGCGACCGAGGCCAGGCGCGAAATCCCGATGGTCTGGCCATGCTCCAGCGGCTCGAACAGGTGGTCGACGTGCTGCGCCTCGATCCGCTCGGACGTCAGGGCGGCCGAATACAGCAGGCTGGAGGGATGGTCGCGGAACAGGTGGTAGGCGATGCGGCGGTCGTCGGCGTCCATCTCGACGCCCTGAATGATGCGAACGCCGTTCGCGCCCGTCTCCGTCTTGGCGATGTCCAAATGCTCGCCGGTTCGCCCTAGCAAGCGCCCATCAGGGCCGGCCTCATCTGGCCGCCAGACGGTCAGGCTATTGCCGTCGATATACAGCCCCCGAACCGACAGCTTGGCGTGGCCGTAAAAGTCCTGCTGACCGCTGATCGGGCTTTCAGCCCAGCGGTCCCAATCGTCCTGCGCCGCCTGCTGAATGACCTTGTCCGGGTGCGTCATCATCGGCGCGATCCCGTCGCCCCAGGCGGCCGCCACCATCTGACGCACGGCGGTCGCGGCGTATTTGTTGTTGCGCACCAGATCACGTGCCGAGGCGGCCGTGATGGCCACAGCCCTCTGGTTCTCGACGTCGGCGCTGGTGCGGGGGCGGAACCAGCCCTTGGTCGACCGCCCCTGTTTGGCGACGTCATAGCCCCGGATCGCCTCGACCGACATCCGGGCGGCCATGCGGCGCGCGCCGGCCTCGGGCGCGACCAGGGCGACGGCGTTGTCAATCATCCGACCCAGACCCATGATCAATCCCCCTCGAACACGGCCAGCGTCGCCAACGACGGCGGGGTCGGCGATGCCGTCGAAGCCTTGGTGCGGAAATAGTCCAGCATCTTCAGCAGATCGGACGTCGACCGATAGGTGACCCGGTCCCCGTCGGACTCGACGGTCAGCTCGCCCGAGGCGGCGGCCGCTTCAAGCGCGGCGATCTCGACGGCGTAATCTGGCGCTGGCATCAGAGATAATCCTCCCCGGCATCGACGAACGACGGCGCGGGGGCCGGTTCAGGTTGAGGCGACGGCGGGGCGGGAACACCGGGCGCGACGCCCGTCATCATCGCCAGCAGATCGCCCTGGTTCGGATCGCGCGGCGCATAACGCTCGACCCTCAGGGCCGCCCAGTCGGCGTCCGTCAGCGTGTCCAGCATCAGTTTTTCGGCGGCGGCGAAATTATAGACCCGACAGTCCAGATAGTGGTTCTGACGGCCGGGCAGGGGCGCCCATTTCTTGCGGGGCCAGCTGTTGACCACCTCGACCACGATCGCCTCGGCCGTGACCATCTCGAACCAGTCGTCCGGCGTGTCTTTCGAGACGTGGACCAGGCCGCGCGTCTGATCGAACTGTTCGCCCTTGGCCAGGGCCTGGGCCGCCTTAAGCGTCGCCCTCAGATAGCCGTACCAGGTCAGCTTCACGCCATCGACGCCGACCAGATAGGCCTTGTCCTCGGACCGCTTCGACGCATAGCCGGTGCGGCTTCCCTGCTGTTCGTACCTCAGGTTTTCGCCGCGCCCCAGGACGGGCAGACGCCAGCCGGCCCGGCCGAACACCGCCGTCCGGTTCGGCCGCATCGCGCAATAGGCCTCAACCGCCTTTGTGTTGTAACCGGCGTCGACCATTTCCTGGTCGATCGGGAACAGCTTGCCGCCCGGATATTCGACCAGGCGCTTCGAATAGGCGTCCAGGTCTCGCCATGCGCCCTCGCCCTCGACATCGGTCGCGCCCGGAATGAACCGCGCGCCCAGTTGCCAGGTCTCGGCGTTCGGCCCCCAGCCGACCCGTTCGGTGTAGATCCCGTCGCCCTGGACGTCCGAGGCCTGGGTCACGACGATCACGCCGACCGGCGCCCGCTCGAACCCCCAGTCCTGTTCCTTCAGTTCCTTCAGCAGCTCATGGTCGGGGGCCGTGCCACGAAGCTCGAACGGAGCCCCCAGCGTCAGCATCGTCCAGCCTTTGAGCTTGTTCTGATCGCCCTGAGCGCCGACCCATTCCACGGCCATGTCGGCCCAGGTCTGGAAATAAGTCAGCATCCCGTGGATGTTGAAGCCCCGACGCCGGCTCAGCGGCATCCGCGCGCGCAGCGCCTGGAATGTCGCTTCGTCCATGTGCATCGGCGAGATCTCGCCGTCGATCTCGACCGACAGCCAGCCGTCCGACCGGACCATCCCGGCCTTTTTCTGCCAATGCTCGACCGGCGATCCGCAGCAGCGCGGGACCAGATAGGCTTCCTCGGGCTTGCCGTCCGGCCAGTGAATATCCCGCTGACCGTCCGCCTCGGGCTCCCAGATGATCCTCAGGCGCGACGCGCAATGCGGGCAGACGAAATAGAACTCCCGCCGATCCGACTGGGCGAAGGCCGCCGCGATCTTGCTCGACCCCTTGATCGTCGGCGTCGAAATCTTCGCGCGCTTCGACATGCCCCGGTTGCGATAGATCTTCAGCCGGCTGTCGACCATCGCCTCAGGCGAGCCCTGACGATCGACGTCGTCCGGAAACTGGTCCAGATCGTCCTCGACCGCGTAGCGCATCGTCCTCGACCGCAGCGACGGACCCGAGTTGCCGCCCGCCAGGGCGATGAAGCTCGACGACCGCATGAAGTTGAAACGGTACTTGTTCGACCCGTTGCCGTCCGCCGCGCCCAGCGGCTTGATCGTGCCGTCACGCCTGTGCCCGAGCTTGGGCGAGGCCTCGACCATCGGCCAGAACTTCTCTGTCGCCCAATCCAGCGCCGCCTTCAGCGTCGATTGCACGAACAGCAGCGGCCCCGGCGCCAGGTCGGACACATAGCCCAGCCAGTTCTCGATCGCCGCCGTCCCGCCCGACTGCGAACATTTGATGATGTCCACTTCCTCGCACGGATCGTGCGTGGACAGGGCGTCCATGATCTCGACCAGATAGGGCGCGTTCTCATGACGCCAGTCGCCGGGGATCGGCGCGTCGTCACCGAACTTGCGATACTTCTCCGCCCACTGTGACACCGTCAGCCGCGCCGGGGGCCGCAAGCCCTGGCCCATGGCTCGGTCGAGGCGAACGGCGTTCGCCTTCATCACCGCGCCCGTGTCGCCGAAGGCGTCGTAATCGAAGCCCATCAGACGGCCTCGGCCAGTTCGACGCCGTCGTCCTCTTCCTCGGCCTCTTCCTGGGCGGCGACCTCGGCCGCCAGTTCCGCTTCCAGCAGATCGTCCGCCGACAGCGTCCCGGCCTCGGCACGGTCGGCCAGTTCCGAGAAGATGCGGTCG